TACATTCAAATATTCCTATATCTAAACTACCTTTGTCTATTGCAACAAATACAAAATTATCTACACCAAACATTTCACGATATAAATACGCTTGTAAATCATAACTATATTTTGATGCAGAATATCTAAATTCATTTAAACCTGTAGTAGTTTTTAAATCTACAATCATATTAGGTTTTAATATATCTGCTTTTGCTCTAAATGGTATTCCATCTATCATAGATATTGCAGGTACTTCAAAATGTGCTTTATTCATATAACTAACAGCTTCATCATTTCTTAATAGTGCATCTGCTAATCTTTCAGCATCTTTTACTTCTTTTGAAGTATAAACATCTAAACCTTGTTCTTTAGCTTCTTTGTACGCTTTTCCTGCCTTTGTTGCTACATCTACAATTACTAAATCATCTATCTTATGTGGTTCTAAAATCATAGTGTGAAATAATTTACCATCACGTAACGCTTGTGATTCACCTGAACCATATTTAGTAACATACTTATATGTTTTAGGCGATTGTATCAGCATTTTTAAACTTGAACTACTTAAAGCGTTTTTACCAAGATAATCATAATAAAAATTATCATCATACATATTATCTAGTAATTCTTGTTTGTCCCAAATTTTGTTATCTAATGTTTTAATTGTTGTTTCCATTTATTATTATTAATTTTAAAATATAGTTATAAATACTTAATTCTCTTGTTGTACTGTTTATCATCTTGCTTAATTGATCTTCATTTAATAAACCTTGACCTGATAATAATTCATCTACATATTGTTTTAATTCTCTATCTAAACCAAGTATTTTAGATTGTACTTTGATTAATGCGAGTTCATTCATTATCTTATTTTTAAGTTATTTAAATTAAACATTGTTTCATCATAATTCAATACATCTTTTACTTCTTGTTCATACGTATCAGAGTAATTAAATTCAGTTCTTAATGCTTCTGTAATTTCTTCTAATTCGTGTTTAACATAAGTGTTTTCTACTTCTGCCATTAACCAAGTAATGTTTTCTAATCGTTCAATAATTTCTTGCTTTGTCATAGTGTTTATTTTTAAATTAAGCTAGCGTTTAATAGTCTTATTATTTCTATAAATTTTTCTTTTGTTATTTCTTTTTTATCTAATGCATTTAAAAGAAATTGTACTTGTTCTTGTGATATTGTTTTCATTGTTTTTTTTTTTAATTGTTTAATTATATATGCAAATATAAACAAGTTATTTACAATAAAAAACTTTTTATTAAATTTTATGAAAACTTTAACATATAAAAAAAAGCTACCTTTTATTAGATAGCTTTTGAGTTATAATTTTTCTATAGACTTCATTAACGGATTCTTTATTGTTTCCACGTTTCCAAAGAAAATCCATTATTCTATTTATTCTTTGCAGGGGTGATTGTTTACTTTTCATATTGTTTTAATTTTTCTAAATATAAGATTAAATCCATAGCTTCTTCCTGAGCGTGTTGTAGCCATTCTAAGCGTGTTAAATCTGTTCTATCTAATGTTGTATTATATTTCTTTATTCCTACTTCAGAACGTTGTTTAAATTGTTCTATTACTGATTCTACTATTGTATCTTTCATTTAAATCTTTTTGAGTGTAATGTATATAATTCCATTGTTTTTTTTAAAGCATCGTATTCTGTAAATTCAACATCAATATTATTTTCTTTGTAATTGTGAACTTCTAACCTGTTTGATATTTGAAATTTAACTACTTTATATTTCTTTGTATATTGTATTGGCTGTATTACGTATGCTAAATCATTTCTATTGCAAATATACATTGATTGTATTTCTGATTCTGTAGGTGAATAACTTGCTTCTTGCTTTTTAGTCATTTAATTTTAAAAATTCTGTTTCACCATATTCTTTAAACCATTCTTTGTTTTCTTTATATTTATCAATTACTGCATTTATAAATACTAATTCATCTATTGAACTTGTTTGAAGCTTCTTAATAATTGTTTCAATACTGTTTAAAATATTAGTTGTAGTTTCAGGGTCGGTATTGTAGATTATTTTATATTCGTTTCTTACTACTTCTTCTAAATCTTTATTTAAGCTGTTTATCTTGTGTTTTATTTGCTGTTTGTATTGTGTTGTAAAAAATAAACTTTCGTTTGCTTCTAACAATAATTGACTTAATAAAACGCTTTTTAAATATTCTTGTTGTATTATATTGTTTTCCATTGTTTTGCTTTTGTTATTTCTAAATATGCTACTTCTTTTTCTATTTTGTTTGTATTGTAAAATTGTGTTGTTGCAGGGTTTTTAAAATTAGTTTCCCATTCTGGTATAATAATGTTTAAATTAAAAGAATAAATACCTTTAGGAGTTGAATTAAAATACATTGGCGTATCTAAATGCTTTTCACATTCTTCTTTCATCGCATCGTACTTTTTCTTTTCTAGCAATAAAGTATTATAATGTGTTTTTCTACATTTAAGTTCTAAGCGATGTCCTGAGGCGGGACTATAACAATCCCACCTAGACATTTGATTTTTCGCTTTAACTAAATCAGGGTAAACATTTTCTTTTAACCAATTAAATAAATCAGATTCTTTCCAATTATTCATTAATTTTATATTCGTTGTAAACTTTTCTTAATTCTTCTATTTTACCCGCCCAACAAGAACCGCAAGAACTTAGCTGTAATCTGTAATTAAACACATTGTAATAAATTTCAGATATTGTATTTTGTTCTTCTGCTGTTAATGAACTCTTTTTAGGGTCTATTAATTCAGTTAAAGAATTATAATCTTTTTCAGTTAAACAATTAACAGTTCTACTATATGAAAATAGTTCGTTTAATTTAGTTTTACGTTCATCACAACCACAATCAATACCTGTAGCTTTGCTAAATAATTCCACTGCTTTTTTAATTCCTGTTGCTTCTGTGATTTGTTCTATTGTATCACCTAAACCTTTTGCTTTTTTTGTAGCCATAATTTTAATTTTTAATAAATGTTATTGTAATCGTTTGTTATATAATCTTGGTAATGTTTTTCAAATTTGTTTTTAAGTATTTCTTTGTAGTTTTTAATGCTATGAAATATTGAAATTAAACTAATATTAGTTTCACTTGCAATATCACGCATTGACATATCTGTATCTCTGTAAAGTTTAAATAACTTTTTATCGTACCAATGCCAATTATCTATTTCTTCATCAATCATTAAACATATATCATTATAAGCTTTGTGTTCTTCTATATTTGAATCATCAAATAGTTCCCAACAACCATCAAAAGACACTTTATTTACTAGCTTCTTTTTATTGTAATACTGATAAAATAAAGATCGTAATGTAAAAAACATATAACCTTTACGTACATTACCATTATCATCAATTAACTTTTCTGCATTTGCATACTTCATTAAAGCAATATAAGATTCTTGTACTATATCTTCTGCGAAATCATATTCACCAAGCTTTTGGATTGTTTTAATCCATTCTTTATGATGTTTAGCTACTTTTTCAAGCCATTTGAAGTTGTCCATAAAAAGTTAAATGATATAAATAATATTACTATTTGAATTGTGTGATCTGTTTCAATATCATATACATCATCATTATATAAAGCACCAAACATTACTCCTTTAATTGGCGTTATAATAACATCGCATTCAAAAAAACTTGTTGCTAAAAATACTAATGCTAAAATAATTACTAATGCTACTGTAAATAATTCCATACTATAAACTTTTAATTGTTAAAAATGCTTCTTTTTTTTCTGTTGTTACTTCTTTAATTTTAAAATTTACATTAATGTTAGTTAGTTCTGAATCTTGATTTTTTAACAGATTCATTATATTTTCAATTTCTAACCAATTATACTTTGAATCCATTTCTACTAATTGCCGTAAATATATTAACTTTTCTGTTAAGTCTTTAAAATAACTTATTAACATTTTATTATCTGAATTTAATACTAGCATTCGTGTTGCAGAAGTATGTAATTCTTCTAAGTGTGTTTTAATTGTTGTTTGCATTGTTTATTGTTTTATAAATGAAAAAATATGTTCTATTATTGGTAAAGTCCAACCATCACCTAATAAACTACCTGCTTTTTCAGTAGTCAAAATATCACAATAGTTATCAGGAAATCCTTGTAACCTACACATTTCAGTTTTATTAAATGCTCTTAATAAATTATCTTCTTTAACTACAGTATATGAACCAAATTCAACCCTTTCTTTTAAATACCTTTGTATAGCATCGTGACTTTTAGGTATTGCACCAATATATCTTTCAATTAAACACCTGCTTTTGATTCTATCTACTTCACCACTTGTAATAATATCTTTTAATAACATAGCTTTATCTTTAGGTTGTGGTATATCTGTAACAATATCACCGAACATACCATCTTGTTTTGTTTTTATATTAGTCCAATAGTATCTATCACGTAATTGAGCTGTTACAAGTGAACTATTAATTCTTACAGGGTAAACTCCTAATGCTCTTGACATAATACCTACATCTTCTTTTCTTGCACTACCAACATTTTCTTGCAAAAATAAAACTTTTGAATTAAATGATTTTATATGTTCTAATATTTCTACAAATGTAAAAAACAAACTACTTTTACTTCCGTTAATGCCAGCACGTTTGCCTGCCGCACTTAAATCTTGACAAGGTGAACCTGATAAAACTAAATCAATACTTTTCCAATCTATATTCCATTCACGCCATTTAGTAACATCACCTAGTTGTATTGTATCAGGAAAATGATATTGTGTTAATTCAATAGCATAAGGTTTAATTTCGCTCGAATAATATTTGTTTACTTTGATGCCTACATTTTCTAATGCTTGGCGTCCTGTATTCATTCCGTTAAATAATGATAGTACATTCATCTTAAAATATATCTTTTAATGGATCGTAAAAAGCGCCTTCAACTTGTGGTAAACCAAAACTATTAACTTTAAATGAAAAGTTTTCAAATGGTGCGTTTCTGCTTCGTTTACAAGATACTGTTACCAATCCTTTATTAATTGTATTTAATTCTAGCTGTATTTGTGTTTCTGCTTTTTTTTCTAAAAATGAACCTAAATGACCTGTAGGTTTATCTGAACCAAAATTTGAGTGAATAACAGTAACTATATGGCAATTTAATTCTTTTGACCATTTCATTAACTTTTGTACTACAGCGTTTGATTCTTCAATGTTGTTTACATCGCTACATAAATCAGCAATACCATCAATAATAACTAAACCTATTTCTTTTGCTTCTAGTTTGTCGTAAAGATAATATTCAATAAAATCAATGCGTTCTTTAAATGATAATTGTCTTAATGCTAATGTATGATATTTGTCTGTTTTTAAAGCTATCATATCTAAAGGACGTTTAAATACCATTTGTGCGTGAAAATTACCCTGTTCTGTATCGAAATGTATTAAGTGTTGATTTTCTCTATTCGCTTTTAAATCACCACAAAAAGATTCTAAATGTTCTGCTAGATAAATAGCAGATAATAAACTAACAAAAAATGTTTTCTTTGATTTTGGTGGTGCTTGAACAAAGCTAAAGTTTCCATAAGTTCCTAATGGTACTGGGTATTCTTTTGAACCATCTTTTGTATCATAACTTTTTGTGCCAAATGATATTGCAGGTTTTGGGTATTCTATTTTTTCTAATGGATTTATTAAGCAATCTTCTTCAAACATTTGCATTAATAATCTTTGTGCTTCTTTGTCCATATTATTATTTTCTTGTTTTAAAAAAAGGGTAGCTTTTACACTACCCAATTAAATTTAGAAAGGCAAATCATCACCTACTACTTCTTTAGTAGCAACATCATCTTTCTTTTCTCCTAGTTGAATTGTACCATTAGTCCAAATTACGTTACCATTACCCAAATATGATTTAGGTTTTTTAGCTTCACGTTCTTCTTTAGTTTGTGAATCTGTTAAAGAAACATTTTGCCCCCATTGGTTAGATTCATCGTTTACAGAAACAGTAAAGTTGTAATAAACAGCACCATCTTTACCTTGAACAAATTTTTCTTTTGGTAATTTGTCAACTCTTAAACTAACATTAATTAATGCACTCATATTATTTATTTTTAAAATTTGCCTACTCTATATAGTTTTCAGCTTCCCTATTTTACTTTTAATAATTCATCTTTGACTACTTTAGTCATTTTATATTTGCCTTCAATAGTTGCAATATTACCACCATTTTTTAAATATTCAATAGCTTTATTAAATTCAGGCGTATTTTTATTTAACCATTTTAAATTATCTGTAGCAGGTTCTTTATCGTGCTTATTAATTGCATCTGAATCTTGTGTATCATCAATTAAAAGTAAATTACCTAATGCGTATTTTTTTGCGTAACTTGATGCAGAACCAAATTTTTGTGGCATTTGCATTCCTTTTTGTTCTAAATCAATACCTACTATAGCTGTTGCAGAAATAGAATCTAAATCATCATTAATAGAAGCTGTAGAACGCAACATTGGAAATTGTAAAAATTGTGATTCTTCTATTTGTTCTGTAATTGTAAAATTCACTTTGTATTTTTCATTAAATGGTTTTAATGCTTCTAATATATCTTCTGCACTTCTAAAATTGTATTTTCCAAAGCTGTTAAACTTTGACTTACTTGCTTTAAATTCTTTTTGAATTAAAGATAATTTTTGATTTAATGTTAATTCCATTTTTAATTATTTTTTGAATTGTAAATTTCTTTCTTAACTATTGTTTTGTATTCATCTGGACATTCTACATCTGCAAGTTCAAAAATATATGTTTCTAGTGTTGCAATATGATGTTCTAGTTTGCAAATTTGTGCCTGTAATGCTTCCATTCTAAATCTGTTGTAGTCTAATAAATCTTTCATCTTAAATAAAGTTACTAATTAATAATTGCATTGTAAATAAACCCGCCCATAATAAAAGAGCTAATCCGAAATTCTTTAATGTTTGTTTCATAATGTTTGTTTTTAATTGTTATTTCTTCTGCAAATATATAAATACATTTTAAATAAAAAACTATGATATAAAACTTTAACATAATTTTATGATATAAAAAAACCCTGCATAATAAATACAGGGCTTTTAGAAACAAAGAAAAACAAGAAACTTTACAAAGTGTTTACTTTTTCGGTATAATAATCTATTAACTCAATCAAATCTATATCTGCAAATTTAACTATTTGTTTTGATTTAATTTGTAATTCTTCTGATAAGTTATTACCAAGATATTGACTAAATTTATATTGTTCACCTGAACGTGAAATATTGCACCCGTAACATTGAACTCCTACATTACGTTCATCCCATCTTGTTGAATAATGTGAACGTGATTGAAAATGACCGCATTGAAGTTTTTTATAATGATCTTTTTTACCACAAGTAACACAAGTAGCTATTTCATTAATAGCATCTTTACGCCTAATATATTGGCTAAAGATAGTATCTAATTTTGTTACTAACGTTTTGCGTGATGGTTTTTTCATTTGTCAAATGTAAATACAAGATATAAACAATCTTGTTAAAAAGTAAATTTAAGATATTGCAATATTGTCAAAAATAACCTGTAACTTTGCAAAATACTTTTTTTAAAATATATCAAAAAAACAAAATAAGTATATAAAAAATAAACAAAAAAAGTTTCTAAAATATAGAAAAAAAAGCAAACTGTGTTGCAGATAGCTATGCTTTTATCTTCCTTGACCTTTATAGATTTTTTTATAGTTCTTTGAAGATTTTAATTTAGAACTTTTACTTTTGCTATGAATATTTGGTCTTGAAATATGTTTATCTTCTTTTACAAGAACAATCGTTTGCTTCGCCATATTAAATATAAAATTATTATTCCTAAAATAAACCACAAATAAATAAAGTAATTAGCTTTTTTATCTATTTGCTTTTCTTTAATGTTTTCTTTAGTTGATGTTTTTATCTTACTATCAGTTTTAATGCGTTTTAAAGTGTTTTCTGATACTTTTATCTTATTGTTAGATAAAGTATTAGTTTTAGTTTTTTTATAGCTTAAAACAACGTTTTTATATGTTTTACCTTCTACAATAAATTCTTTACAACTATCTAAAGGTTTAATTATAATTTCATCAATATCAATAATAGTTTTAATATTAGTTTCTGCAATAGAATCTTTAACTTTATTTTCAGTTAAATCTATTTTTGTTTCTATTAAACTATCTTTTTTAATTTCTACTTTTTTAACATCTACTTTACGTGATGCACAAGAAAATAAAAATGCACTACATATGATATTAAGAAAAATAAACTTTGCTTTCATATAATCTTCTTCTTGTTAAACCTGCTACTTCTTTTTTATTTACTTTATTCCACTTTAAAAATTCTAATTCAATAGATTTATCATTGTGGTTAATGTTTACTTTTTTTAATAATGTGCTATTTGTAAAAGCAGCTATTCCAATATTATATGCTAATGAAACTAAAGCATTAAATTGATTTTGATTTAAAGGGCTTGTAACTAATTTAGAAACTTTACTTGCAAATTTATCTGCTATGTGTTTAAACATTTCAAACGCCTGTACTCTTGTAATTGGTTTATCTAATAAAGTTACTTTTGTACCATTTGTATAGTATGTATTTCCAAATCCTATTGTTGGTACTTTTGCAGAACATAAATAAGGTTTAGCACTAAAACCTTCAAACTCCGTAATAAGTAAATAACCACTATTATTTAGTTTCATTGTTTTTATTTTTTTCCATTAAATACCATCTGCGTAAAGTATAACCTGAAGCAAACATAAATGCTAAAACTTTCATTGTAGCATCTACATTAGCAAAAGATATTGCAAAATACGTTCCTGTTAAAAGTGATAATTTCAAATCTAAAAAATATTGTTTCATTTTCTTAATCGTTCTACTATATTGGTAACACCTTCAATTCCTATATAAGCTGTAGCAATAACAACCCAATCAGAAGAAGTTAACGTTTGATTAAATAAACCAATACAAGCAATTACGAAAACTAATAATTTTCTACTTATTAATTTATTTAAAATAACATCAAATTGTTGTCTGCTCATTTTTTATATTTTGTATTTCATTGTAAATTTTTAATAACTCTTCTTGTTTTTCTTTTAATAATTCCTCAATAGTTTTTTGATTTTCTACTTCTATATATTCAACTTTTACAAGTCCATTATCATCGTAAATTTCATTTCTAACTTGTGCCATAATTATAAAATTAAATTGTTATTCCAACTAATGGAACAGGAGCGTTTGTTATTGTATATCCAATTGAAAAAGGATTAGGTGGCGTTCCGTATGTATTTGTATTAAATATGCTTGATTGAACATTTGTAGCTAATATTGATAAAGGCATTAATGCTGTAGTACTTATTGATGTAAAAGTTGGTGTAGATGAACTATGCAAACCAATCCAATATATTGTTCCTGCTGTAAAAGTTTGATTAGTTGAAATTGTTTTTATTCCTGTTGTTGAACAATTAATATCTGCACTTGAATATAGTAAATTATTAGGTATTCCGTTTGTATCAGAATAAATAACAATCTTTGCTAAAGCACCTGAGAATAATGCGTTTATATTAATATACATTGATGAACAGGTTAGTGTTTGATTTGGAATAAAAGGGTAAACATATAATCTATTTGCAACTCCTGCCGTTACTCCGGGAGCTGTTGAATTTACCATAGCAGTAATTGACCTTCCTGATGTTAATTTAGTAAATGCGTGAATACCTGATGCACCACCTGAACCACCACTAATAACTAAATCACCACTACCTAAAACAGAATTTCCATTAATAGTTTTTATATTTGTGCCACTAACTAATGTATCTTGCTTTTCAATGTAAATATCATCTATATTTTCATTTACTTTCGCAATAACTATTTTTAAATTATCACCCGTTCCATCGTTTGGCGTTCTACCTATTTCAATATTCTTTTTAGGCATATTAAATCAATGCTAAATTAATTTTACTTTATTCTTTTTCTTCTAACTTTTGTTCTTCAAGTATTTTATTAAAAAATTGAATTAATTGCATACCATATTTAGTTGGCATTTCCTGAATAAATAAGTTTAATTCTTTTAATTTTTCTTCACTTAAAATTAGCATAATATTATTTTAAAGTATTTGTAAAAACTATATCAGAATTTAATTGCTTTAATTTAGCGATATAATTATCAGTTAATTCTATTAAAATATTTCCGTTAAAATCAGTATCTTCTTGTAAATCTGATAAAATACTAATCATTGATTCGTTGCAAACAACTGACTGAATATAACCTTGTTGTACGCTTGTGCCATCTACTAATTTTTTACCCAAATAGTGATTGTAACTTACTGAAAGTAATTCAACTTTATTAGACGTTTGAGTATCTTCTGAAAGACTTAAGAAAGATTTTTTGTTTAATTGTATCATTTTATTTATTTATTTAATTGTTTATTAATTAAGCACTTGTTATTGTTTGCCAAGCAGATGCAGTTCTTACACATAATTTACCTAAAGTAGTATCATAAACTACTAATCCTGCTGCAGGTGAAGATATTGCATTTTTTTGTGTTGTTGTCATTCTTGGAAACAATATACCTTTAGTTGTAGATACTACTTCTAACATAGCAGAAGCGGCAGGTGTAGATGCACCTATAACAAGAGGAATATATGGTATATTTACATTACCTGTTCCATTATCTACATTGAGATTATTAGTTCCAAAACCAAAAATACCTGTCGTTGGGTTATACTGCACTGTAGGTCCACCGCTTGTCCAAATTCTTTCGACACTACCATCACCTAATCCAAGTTTTATATCTCCAAAAACATCTAACTTATATGAAGGTGATGATGTTCCAATCCCCACGTTTCCACTTCCCATTGTATTAGTATAAACATTTCCTGATTTAAAATATCCTGCAGGTCCGTTTGCTTGTATTTGAGGTCCATTACTAAAAGTAATTGTATCTATTCCTGAAGCATCATTATGTAATGAAAAATTTCCGTTTACATCTAATGCATCAGACCAAGAAGGAACTCCAATGCCCAAACTTGAAGCAATAGATACTTTAGCATTATTTAGATATAAAGCACTTGAATTACCCATACCATCGGTTATCGGCCTTAAAGTAGAATCCAAAGGTGTGTTAATTGTAGTTCCTATATTTAAAAATCCTTTGTAATTTGTGCCTATATTAGCACCTAATAAATTTGCCATTTTTTATATTTTTATTTAATTAATTATCCCCAATTATCTGTTGTAGATTCGCCCCAATTATTTGTTGTAGCTGTACCCCATAAACTCGCAACAAATCCTATAATATCTGTTTCTGAAGCGTAACTACTATAATAAGATTTACCCCAATTTATAGCATTATTAACAGCACCTTTACCCCAATTTATTGTGTTGTTAATTGCACCTTGTCCCCAACCTATGTTATTTGCCATTTTTCAATTTATTTAAAAAGATTTCTAATTTCTTTACATTAGTTTCTTTTGGTTTGTATGTTTCTTTTATAGTACCCATCCTGTAAAATTTGCATCTTTATCAGGGTAAACATCTGAATTTGAATTTAAATTATATTCAGGAAATAAAGATTGTTTAAAAGTCATATAGTCAATAAATCTATTTGTGTAGCTTTGTGCTGTATCACGTGATTTTTCAATCAAATAATCTATTTCTGTTTTATCTACTACTGTACTATTTTCAGAATTATGTTTAAATACACCTTTCTCGCTTATTTTAATAGATGCATAAGGTAAAAACTCTACCATAGTCCAATGTACTACCATCATTTTAATATAATCGCTTAAAAGCGTTGTATATGGACTTGCTAAATTACCTGCTACAATTCCATCGTTAATTTTATTATATAATTTAGTACCTAAATAATTTTGTATGTGAACCTGTTGTGCTTGAAAAATATATTGTGTATATGTATCAGGGTCAACATTACCATTTAAAATAGTATATTTAACTAAATCGTTTGTTGTTATAAATAATGCTTTTGCCATTTCTTATTAATTTGTATATCCCATTTTGTCCCAATACTCTTGTGTGTAACCTTTTGTAGGCATATCGCTTGGCTTCATAGAAACTTCTTTTTCGTTTCTTACTCTATATCCGTATCTTTCAGCTATTGCTATTGATAAAGGTTCTGCATTAGGGTTTGTAGGGTCTATTTTTGTTTCAAAACTTGCGTATGTTCTACGTAACCATTTATGGTTGCATCGAGGTCCGCCCTTCCAAAGCCATATAGAATATGTATCAGAACCACCTTTTCCAAAACCTGAATTTACTACTTGTGATTCCATTGCAATAATATCTTCTTTACGATATACTTTTTTAGCACGTATCATTTTACTACAAAATTCACGTTCACCTGTTAAATTACCACTATAAACATATCTTGTAATAAATTGAACACCATCGATTACTTTATCTTGTTCAGGACTTTTAATTAATGGTTTTGCAGTTCCTGTAGAAGTGATAAATTTCCACATTTTAGATAATGTACTTTTCTTTTTATTATTTAAAGCATTTATTTCAGCATCTAATTCTTCTTCTGTATCGTAATCAACTTCTGTTTCATCAATTAAAAACCATTCATTGCTTAATTCTTCACCTTTTTCAATTAAAGCATCTGCAATACTTTCAGTAGATAAATTATGTGAACACATTTTAACACCTGTTTCTTCTTCCATTGTTTCGTTGTTCATTCCTGATACATCAACAAATTCTAAAGGTTGTATTGTTTTAAAATATAATTTTAATGAAATACTATTAACAGCTAATATTTCATCAATAGCATCGATTATTTCTAATTGGTATGGTTTAATAACTATATTATCAAATAATAAAGTAGCAGTTTTAATTTCATCTGCATTGTTACCAAGCCCACCATCACCTGTTCTAATACCTAAAAGCATCGGTGAAGTAACTCTATGACCTACAATTAATTTATCAAAACATTCTTTAGATAAATATTCGTAATGTGCAGGTGCATCGTTTAATGGTAAATCTTCAACTGTAGTTTTACTTTCTGCATTAGCGTTAAAAGCAATAATAACTTTTTCGCCTCTTGCACCTGTTAATTTACCCATTACATCACGCTTCATTTTATCACGCATTTCTTCTGAAGGAATACCATTATTGAAGTTAATTACTTTTGTACCACTAAAACCATTTTGTACATCGTTTATTTGATAATCAGCAATATTTTCTTCTAATAAAGCATAAGGTAAAGAACCTGAATAATCTATTGGCGAATAATAATCAAAACCAGATACATAAGGTTGTATTACATAAATTTCAACTTCATTTCCGTTACCAAAACCAAAAGCAGGAATTCGTTTTGCTTCTTCACTTGGTTTTTTCTTTGT